TTGTGGAAGGGCTATGTGGAAGCTCTATACAAAACCTTCCCTGAACTAGAAGTAAAGGAAGAGTGGGCAAGATGGGAATCAAAGGGTGCTACTTTAAAAGCAGACATCCGTAGTGGAGGTCACTTTCTTAAGGCAAGAGAGGCATTGATTAAGGATCCTAGATCCGACATTTATAATACTATACTGTATCCTAAGACAGGTGCTGACCTTCCTTGTTTTGGTATGGATCTTATGAAGTTTAGTGAGAAGAAAGTTATAATAGTATTTGATTTCCAGCATCCAAGAGAAAAGTATTTGTTCTCTGTTGACACACTACCAAAAGATACTGGTGAGTATAGGTTCTTTGAAATGGGTAATCATTTCTCTGAAAATATATTTGTAAGATACTGTACACCTGATACAGTTAATACATACTTACCCACCTTTAAATATTATCTCTCAAAATATAGGGAGATGATAGATAATACTAAACCTGAAGGGGAAGACACTACCGTGTACCATGACTTCGATGCTTACATGACTGAATTAGATCCTGTTAGAGGATATCTTACCGCAAAGTTTGGTAAGGATAAGTCTGAATCATTTGTAAAAGATTTCTTGTTTAGCTATGTCTGAAGTAAATGATTTGTATGAGGACATGGAGAAACTTAATGCTCTCTATGAGGAGATGATGTGGCCACATGATGTTGACTTAGAAATGGTTGCTGACTATCAGAACAATCGTATCATTATTAGATTGAAAGATGACGATCACAGTAAGTAAAGAGAAATTATTATTTCCTACAAAAATAATAGTTTCTGAAGATTCAGATTTTATGTCGTATAGACATGATCTAATAACATGGATGATAGATTATTCACATAAACATGAAACAAATCATAGGAGTAATTATGGTGGGTATCAAAGTCCAGATAATTTTTACTTAGAAGAATCTTTTGCACCATTATTAAATAGAATATCAGAACATATTGTTGCAACTAAAAAAGAATATTGTAAAGATACTGTGTTGGAGTGGGATAAACTAAGACTATGTAATATGTGGTTTAATTTTAATCATAAGTATTGTTATAATGTAACTCATACTCATCCAGGATGTTTACTCGCTGGTGTTTTATGGATACGAATACCAGATGATGTAGACCCTCCTCCAATTAAGTTCGAGGATCCAATGGCATTTGTTACTTCAGAGATCATGGATGATACTCATATAAATTTTACTCCTGTTGACGGACAGATGGCTATGTTCCCTGCACATATACCTCATAGAGTTGATATAAATGATAGTGATCAGACTCGTATCTCACTATCATTTAATTTGGTGAATCACTAATGAATAAAGAAGTTAAAGATAATTTTTTAGAGAAGGATTACTTTGAACATCTTAAGAAAGAAGTATCAGGGTGTAATTTTCCTTGGCTTTATCAATCAAATGTTGCTAACTATGGTGAGGCACAGGCAGATCATTTTTATTTTGTTCATAGATTATATGAGGATCATGTACCTGAAAGTAGTTTCTTTGAAGAGATTAAACCTGTACTAAAACAATTGAATGTTGCAGCTCTTATCAGAGCAAGGATATTGTTGTATGTTAATCAAGGTAAGCAGATCATTCATGAGAGACATACTGATTATCCTTTTCCTCATGGTGCAGCTTTAGTTTATCTTAATACTTGTAATGGTTTTACAGAGTTTGATGATGGTGAGAGGGTATTGAATAAGGAGAATAGATTAGTAACCTTTGATGGATCTAAGGAACATAGCAGTTCTACCTGTACTGATGAGAAGATGAGATTGGTTCTAGCAATTAATTACTTCTGATAAATAACTTAGAAGCGTCTGAGCCTAGATAATGCCCACCGCAATTAAGCCAAAACGAAGTACTACCATCGGACAGATTCCAGGTCTGTCCGATCTCCAAGATGGAGAGATGGCCATTAATATTGTAGACCAAAAGATCTACATTAGAAATGGTAATAATATTGAGACGGTTGCTTCTGCTGCTACTGGTGCGGTTCCTGTATGGAATTACCAGAATGCAAACGCTGCTTTCGTTGTTAACAAACGGTATGTAATTGATACATCTGCTGGAGAATTAACTTTCTCGATGCCCACTGTGGGATTATCAGTTGGAGATAGTATCGAACTCCATGATGCAGCAAATACTTGGCACATAAATAATGTTATTATTACTGACGCTGTGAATAAATTTCGGGATGCAATCGGAAATATAGAGGATCCCCCTCTAATTTTAGATGTTTCTACGATCACTGTTATGCTTTTATGGAACGGATCTTACTGGAGCATTGTTAGCTGATGGCACTTACACTAAGTAACTCACACTTCCAACCCAAAGATTCTAAAGGCTACTATGTTTATGCTTTAAGAAGGGATGATGAAGATATGCTTCATCTTACTAAGGTGAGCACAGCATCTACTACTGAAACTTTTGAACCATTTAGATTGGATGGTACACAGGTAGAAGGCTTCGGCGACTACCAAGATTATGTGGAGGAGACTACGGAACAAAAATCCTTAAGCAACCATCCACAAGATAAATATCAACAGATTCGCTATGACAGGCGAAACATAAATTATTTCCTAGATTCTGATGGATATTTAGTCCTTCAAGTCAATGGATCCCACACTTACTCTGGACCTGTATAAAGAGCACTAACAATGGCAGAATTTAGACTTGGCAGACTGAAGTTCAACTGGCGTGGAGACTGGACAACATCCACCGCCTATGTTGTAGACGACATCGTGAGATTCGGTGCGACTTCATATGTCTGTATCGGTAACCATACCTCACAAAACTTAGAAGCAAACTTCACTAGTGATGCTGCTAATTGGCAGACTCATACTAGTGGTTTTGATTATAAAGGCGAGTGGACTGCCTCTACAGCATATGTCGTAGACGATGTTGTACAGGAAGGTGGTAATCTTTATATCTGTACGAGTCAGCATACCTCTACTGGTTTATCTAGTGATTGGTATAGCACTGATTTCCCTGCAAGATGGGAACTCTACGCAGAAGGTCTTAACTTCAGGGGTAACCTTACAACTAATACCTACTATGGTATTAATGATGTTGTAACTTTTGGTGTCCAAGATTATCGTTGTATAGCACCTGTCCAGATTGCTGGAGACATTCATTCTAAGACTACCGACCCTAATGGTATTGGATCAGATGGATTCTATCCACCTGCTGCTAATTTTAGTGCATTTTCTGCTGCATATAATAATGAGGGATCTTATATTGCTACTTCAAGGTATGAGAGAGGAGATATTGTTGAGTATAAGGGATCTACTTATGTTGCTATTGGTACTAACCCACAAGCTAAACAGCCTAACGAGAACCCAGACGAATGGAAGTTCCTTAACTTAGGTATTGGTACAGGTGGTAATGATGCATGGGATCAAACTTCAGACTATGCTAAAGGTCAACTTGTAAGATTTGGTGGTAACACCTATCAAGCTGATGCATTAAAGATTGAGGCATGGCAGAGACCAACAGGTATTGGTAGTACTACAGTAGACACAGGTATTAATGGTTGGTCACTAGTTCATCGTGGATTTAATTGGACTGGTGCTTATGTAACATCAACCTACTATGAGATTGGTGACATCGCTGAGTTCCAGTCTTCAGCATACATTTCAGTTGCATCTACTAACTACGGAACAACTCCTGGTACTGATCCAACTATATGGCAAGCATTTGCTATCGGAGATAGTGCAGCACTCTTAACGACTAAGGGTGACCTACTCACTAGAAACGGTACAGGCCCAACGAGACAGGGTATTGGTACTCAAGGTACATTCCTGAATGTAAGTACGAGTGATGAAATTACATGGGAATTTGCTGCTAAAAGAACTAAAGTTTATTATGTTGACGCACAGAGGGGATCGAACGCTAAGTCTGGAGAGTCTCCCGACGCTGCATTCGGAACCATTGCGTTTGCATGTACATCAACAAATCCACAGTTAGATATTGTTGATGCAGTATATGATAATACAACTGGTATTACTACCATTTCTACAGCAACCAACCACGGTATGTTCGTGGGTGGTGAGATTAAATTAGTCGGACTACACTTCACTTGTGCCTCTGGATTAGGTCCAGGTACTGACTTCCCATCAGGTTTAGAGGGTTACTACTTTACTATCTCTGGTATTAATAGTGACAGACAGTTCGTAACTCGTGTTGGTGCTTCAACAATACCACACACATATTCAAATCCTCAGCCTGCTGGATCATTAAACCAAGTTACTAACGCAGCACCAGTTATTCTAAAACTATCTGCTGGTGTGTTCAATGAGGACTTACCTATTGTTCTACCTAAGAACTTCTCCATCGCTGGTGATGTTCTAAGAGGTTCAACAGTTCAACCTAACTCAGGTGTATCGACTGATGGTGTCACACCGAATGATCGTTCAACGATGTTCTATGTGTCTGACGCTACAACAATTCAGGGTATTACTATGAAGGGATTGAAAGGATTCGACTATGATCCTGCTGATCCATTCAATACAGATTTAATGCAACACAAGGTTGGTGTTGGTACTACTGCTTGCGGTGTGTATGTAAGACTCAACCCTAACGAATCTATCCTAACAAGATCTCCATACATCAAAGACTGTACTACATTCTCTGATGTTGCTAAAGATGGAACAGGTCATGGTGGTGGTATTGGTGTTCTAATTGAGGGTGGACAACATCACTTGAACCCAGAAGGTGCAGGATATAAGTCTATGGTGTTTGATGCATTTACTAACATCCATTCCGATGGTGTTGGATTTATGCTAGAAGATGACGCTGTTGCTGAAGTTGTATCTTGCTTCACATACTACTGTCGTTTCGGTTACTTCTCTGATGATGGATCTGAGATCAGATCTCTATCAGGTAACAACTCTTATGGTACTTACGGTTCTGTTGCTACAGGATTCTCTACTCATGAGGTTCCAAGACCAGGAAAACTTTACGGTGATAAGATGGTCACCGTTGTGGGTACTTATGTTGGTACTCTTGCTGTTGGTGCTACTATGCGTGGTACTGTATCAGGTGCTCGTGCTACCTTAACTAATGATCAGTCTGCTGCTGACGCTATCTACTTCAAGTACAATACTGGATTTGGTAACACATCTAGTGAACCTGCTCTCATTAACGGTGCAGTAGGTATGGGTACTACAGTATTCACTCCTGGTGAGTATGTTGAACTTGATTCTGTTGGTGCAGGTGCTACTGGATACTTCCGAGTTGGTACAGGTGCTAACGCTGTTGCTGGACAGAAAGATATTCTTCTTGAGGTTGCTGGACTATCCACTACTCCTACGGTTGGAGATGCGATAGGATTCACAACAGTTGGTCTGGGATTCTCCGATACGAACACTTATATTGTTAGAACACAGACGAATTATGTTGAGGGTAATAAGTTTGATGTTAATGAGGCAATCTATGATCCTAATGTAGGTATCGTAACAGTCTATACATCAGAACCTCACAACTTACTCTACGGAGATTATATTAGAGTTACTACTGGATCTCTCTGCTTTACTTGTGATAAGGATGGTAACATATCATCTACTGCATATCCTAGAGCGACTGACCCAATCGCTAACCAGCCAATTCCTGTTCTTACAGGTACTGGTTCAACAACTCTAGTCTTTAACTGCTTAAACACTAGTGGTGAAAATGAAGCATCTACTTATACTGGAGACCATGCATACATTGGTATGCAAGGTGGTATAGGTAAGACATCTACTGATGCAATCCTTGCTGCTACTGGTCGTGCTACTGTTACTATCGCTCCTGGAAAAGGAGGCTCACCTGATATAGGTAATGACGGTCAAGAATTTGTAATGAGAAGTAAGTTCTCCAAGATCAGACTAACTGGTCATGACTTCCTACTCATTGGTGTTGGTAACACAACTGAAACAAATTATCCTAATGTAAATGAGAACAATGCTTCTCAGGGTAATGAGACTACGATTCAGAACACTGGTAAGATCTTCTTCGTATCTACTGACCAAGGAGGTAACTTCAGGGTTGGAGAATACTTCTCAGTTAACCAGTTAACTGGTGCTGCTACCTTGGATGCTTCCGCATTCAACCTTTCTGGTTTGACAGAATTGAAACTGGGTGCTATTGGTGGTCAGATTGGTGAATCTATTAGTGAGTTCTCCTCTGATGAAACAATGGGTGGAGACTCTAACGCTGCATGTCCTACAGAGAAAGCAGTTCGTGGATTCCTAACTCGTGGAAGAATGGATAATACTTCTGGTATTATCGTACCTCCTCGTGGTGCTCAATCACAAAGACCTGCTGGTGGCGATCTCTATACAGGTGGTCTTCGCTATGACACTGATGCAAATGGATTTGAATTCTACAACGGCACAAACTGGTTGCCTGTAGGTGCTTTCGCTAATAAAGATGTAAGTTCTAACGGTACTACTCTACAGAACAAAGAGCAAGCATTCTGTAACACATCTGGTGGTGCATTCACTGTTACTCTACCTGCTTCACCAGTTAAAGGTGATAGCGTCAGAATCTTTGACTCTCACAAGACATTTGATTCAAACCCACTAACAGTTGGTAGAAACGGTAACCCAATCATGGGTGACGCTGCTGACCTAACAGTTAATACTGAGGGTGCTGCATTTGAACTCGTGTTCTACGATGGTTCACAAGGATGGAGAATTATTACCATCTAATTGATATGGGAGGTATCACCTCCCTTTTTGTCATATATTTTTCTAAATACTAATACCACACTGGTAAAGCAATGGCCAATTATCAAACATATAAAAAGATTCAGGGGGATCAAGCAGTTATTAATAACTCGCTAGGACCAGCACAGGTCTCTGGGTTCTCTACTGCTGTGACATGCCAGATGATGTTCTCCAATTGTAACTATTGGAGTCCTTCAAACGGAGGTTGTTGCTGTAATTGGACTGCTCCTGGTAAAGCATTAACTATTAAGTTTGAAGTCACTTCTGGTGGTGGTACTGGAGGAGGTGGTCGTTGTTGTACTACTGGATTCGGTCAACCAGGTGGAGGAGGAGCATACGGTGTAAAACAAATATATTCTCATAAAGGAGACTTTACTCCAGGTAGTTCATCATATACTATTTGTGCTGGAGGTACTACAAGATGTAGTTGCTGCGGTTGCTGTCATGGTAGAACAGGGTGTGGGTTCTGTGGTTGTACAAGTTATGTCCAAGGTCCAGGACTGAATAACTTCTGTGCATTTGGTGGTAACTATGGTCGTCAGAGGTGTGGTTCTTGGTGCTATAACTGTCAGTATATGACCAACTGTGGTATGTGTTGGTCAGAGAGAACCGCTTGTTCTTGTGGTGCAGATTGGCAGTTGGTTGGACAGAAGAGTTCAACACAGTCAAACTACTACTGTCATACTGAGCACATGGGTAAAGCAGGTGGTGCTGCTGGTCCTTACGGTGCTAAGAGTTCTCATGGAAGAAACAGTTGTTCAATTGGTAATGTTCGTGGGTGTTGCTTAGGTCACTCTCTCTTCCCAGGTGGAGGAGGATTCAACCCAATCACTCAGGGTGGAAACTGTTGGGGTGACTGGGGACAAGGTGGTCTTGTAGTGGTAACCTACTGGGCATAATTATAAATAACAAATGAAGGAGTTAACCTGAACAAAACATGTCTACTATTAATAAAAATTTCATTTTCCCAGTGCCAACGGCATGGAAGGGTCAGGAGCAAGACGATACTAATGTAGGTGTTGACACTTATGTTGGTCCTAAAGATATAGTCTGTAGATTTATGAAGGATTCAAATCTTTTTGAAACTTCATACGATAAGGATGATTACGATGCTGGTAATGTCCCTGCCTTAGCAATCGATCAGTACGAAGTAGTATTAGATGCTGATAAGTATCCTCTTCATGCTGCTGCTCTTGGTCCAGGAAAAGCTGATGGTACTGATAGTATTTCAGCACCTCATCACATAGAAGTAGTTGCAGGTCCATCATCAGATCCTAATCCTAAGATTCAAGATCCTCATCATATGCATGAAGTATATGACATGAGATCTTTCTATTGGGATCCAACACTTAATAGTAATGCTGGTGGTTGGTCTACTCCTAAGTTTGCTACTGCTCAATCAGACGGTGAGACTACAGATGACTGTAGTTTTGGATGGGATCATATTAGAGCACAAAGAAATAGAATGCTTGAAGCTAGTGATAGTAGAATCGCAGAGGATGCACCTGATTCATTCAAGCAAGCATGGAAGGACTACCGTACTAAGTTAAGAAATCTCCCACAAGATTGGGTTGGTGTTGGTAGTGCTACTCACCTTATTGTATGGCCAATGGATCCAGATGAGACTGCTAATCCATTCCATGTTCAGAGGGACGGAGACTAAACGACCCCGAAACGAAATTCACTTTTTATTTACCAGGATTCGGGAAAAAAATTCCCGAATTTTTTTTGAGCCACAGGATTTTATAAAATGTTTGACCTTAATAATGAATTAGAAATTAAAGTTGCTAAAGATATACTAGGCCGAAATGTTGTAGTTGTAGATAATTTCTACAAGAATCCAGATGAGGTAAGAGAATGTGCTTTATCTAATCTGGACAAGAAAGGTCAGGAGATATCATATGGATCTTTTGATAGGATTGTTGTAGATACTGATGAGGTAGTAGATAAATTATACCCCATATATTATTCTTTATGCTTTGATAAGGAATTATGGATGAGAGATCAGATATATGATCTTCAGTGGTTTGATGAACAGTGGCGTAAGACTAAATTCATATGCAATATTACTAATGATGATACTCTTTTAAGAAATCCTTTAGGTATCGTACCTCATCAAGATTATTATCCTGCAGGTGATGATACTTTTAATGGTGTTATTAGATCTAGGTTTGGATCTGTTAT